GGCTCGAAAGGTAATTCAGAAGGATTAATATAATATGTCTAAAATGAAATATAAAATAGGGGATAAGTTATATAAATTATATTCAGATGATATAGAATTTATGATAGAGCTTATAGCGAGCGGAAGTAATCCGATTGAGAAATTCACTGTTAATTCTCACGAAGTTAGGCAAGAGAGTGTAACCTTGACCACAAACACAAAGACCAACTCACGAACTATTCCGCCAGTAGTTACATATTTTAGTAATGATTTAAGCACAAGCTATGAGGTTGATCTAACTACTGATAAACAAAGCTTGATAAACAAGGTTAAAGATATTATAATAGGCATGGAAAGTAATATTCAAAAAATTAAAAAAGAATTAGGAATAAAAAATAAGAGCCCCACAGCATAAGGGTTAAATGCTACCTGCTCACACGGTGGAGACAGAATTTGACATATAAAACTATAAACTTATTATGTAAAGTAATATAACTCATATCATTATGGCAGTAAACAAGAAACAAGAAGATAAAGAAAAGTCAGGAAGGCCAAGGGCTATACCCCAAAAATGGAACGCAAAAATAAAAAAGAAGTTGCTAGATAGCTATGCGCAGGGCGGAAGTGATATTGTTGCAATCGCTGAACTAGGCGTATCAAGAGAAGTGTTTTACAGGATATTAAGGTCAGAAGAGGATAATTTAGAGCCAAAAGAAATAGATTTCTTAGACACTATAAAAAGGGGCAACGTTTTAAGTCAAGTCTGGTGGGAGCAAAAAGGAAGGGAGGGGATGATTGGAGAAATAGAAGGTTGGAACACTGGAACACATGTTTTTCACATGAAGAACAGATTTAAGAGGGGTGGCTATGATGGTAGTTGGGCTGATAAACAAGACTTAGATCAGAATATTACAACAAAAGAGCCGATTAGTATATCTTTTAACCTAGCTGAGGATAATTCATTAAAAAAATAATCCTCGCTATTCTGGGCTTGAATACTCCCTCGCCACACGACAGAGACAAAAAAATATATGCAATTTAATCTACATCCGAGACAGTCAACCTGTTTTACAAGTCATGCAACAGAAATATTATACGGAGGAGCGGCAGGCGGTGGTAAATCTCATTGCATGAGGGCGTTAGCTGTGTATTATGCTCTTAAAGTGCCAAATATTCAAGTCTTCTTATTTAGAAGGTTGTCAGAAGATTTAAAGAAGAATCATTTAGACGGATCAAGCGGATTCGTGCAAACATTATCAGAGTTAGTGAATAAAAACTTAGCCTCCATTAACTATTCAACAGCACAAATCACCTTTTGGAACGGCTCTAAGATTCATTTATGCCATTGTCAACATGAAAAAGATGTTATAAAATATCAAGGGGTTGAAATCAATGTCTTACTGATAGATGAACTAACACATTTTACGGATTATATATATAAGTTTCTTAGGGGTAGGGTAAGAATTGGAGGCTTGAATATCCCTACGGATTTAGCTGGCGAACTACCAAGAATTGTTTGCGGCTCAAATCCCGGAGGCGTGGGGCATGAATTTGTTAAGAGTGAGTTTATAGACGATAAAAACGAACTCGAGATTTACAAAATGGCCGATGAAGAGGGGGGGATGACAAGGCAATTTATACCAGCTAAATTAGACGATAACCCGACAATGACAGATAACGACCCCTTATATAAATTTAAGCTTTTGGGGTTGGGTGGCGCTTTAGCAAAGGCGATGCTAGAGGGGGATTGGGATGCAATAGAGGGAGCTTATTTTGATACATTCAATAAAGATATTCATATAATACCAAAAATAGAAATTCCTCGTGATTGGTTTAAAATCAGGGGTTTTGACTGGGGTTATTCTGCCCCTTTTGGCGTGTTATGGGCGGCAGTGAGTGATGGCAGTTTAATCAACATAGGAGGTAAAAATGTTTGCTTACCTCGTGATAGTTTAATTTTTTATCGTGAGTATTACGGATGGACAGGTAAACCGAACAAAGGTTTAAAAATGGAACTACCAGAGATTGCTCAAAATACTATGGAGATGCAAGGCAAAGAGAAGATGAACAGACAAGTAGCTGATCCTGCAATTTTTGATGAATCTAAAAAGAATATGGGAATGACTCAAGCGCAAGAGTTGGCAAAATATAAATGCGTTTATGAAAGGGCGGACAATAAAAGGGTGGCAGGATGGCAACAGGTAAGAACTAGATTAACAGGGAGAGATGGAAAGCCGCTATTGTATATCACAGAAGATTGTAAGTCTTTAATTAGAACTTTGCCAATTATGCAATATGACAGGACAAAGCCCGAAGATCTAGACACGTCTTTAGAAGACCATTTAATGGATGTAGCAAGATATATATGTATGGCAAGACCAATTACTATTGATATTAAGCAGGCGATACCAGACCCGAGCAAGGATTTTTGGGATAATTTCAACCCTCACAACAGGCGCAAACTAACAGAACAACAGAGCTATGAATAAAACTTGACTTTATGTTAATTTTACATAACATAGTTTTTATTTACACCAAATAACATATGTCTAACGAAAAACAGAAGAAGTCCACTAAAAAATCTGAACTCCATGAAGTATGGAAGAAGGAAATTGAAAAATGCTTATTATTCCACGAAAAATATTTTGAGGAGGCTTGTAAGTATGAAAACATTTATAAAGATCAACACAATGCAGAATATAGTAATAGATACAATATCTTTTATGCCAATGTTGAGACACTAGCTCCGCTTGTTTATTCTAGGTTACCAAATCCTAATATTACGAGGCGATTTAAAGATGACAACGAAGAGGCTAAGGTCGCAAGCGAGATATTAGAGCGTGCGATTAGTTATTTTTTAGAAACTACAAAGGCGGATACTATATTTAGCAAAGCTAGAAAAGATTTTTTAATCAATGGGCGTGGTTTAGTTCGTGTATATATGGAAGATGGTGAGGTTGTAGCAACGGACGACGGAGACGAAGTTTTAGATAATAGCAATAAAAAGATTTTTATTAAACGTATCTGCTACAAAGACTTTATAACGGACTATTCAGCTACTAGCTGGGATGAATTAAACTGGTTGGCTTTTAGGTCATACAAAACAAAAGACGAGTTGTCAGACTTATTCGGGGCAGATGCTAAAGATTTAGAGCCTGACTCCGCCAATGATACAGATAGCAAGCCTGAAAGTCTTGAGTTATGGGAAATATGGGATAAGGTTAATAATCAAGTGCTATGGTTCTGTCAAGAAAAGATAATTCAAATAGATGATAACCCATATAATTTAACCAATTTTTACCCCATTGCTAGACCAACAGGAACGGACAGCGACCCATCTTCTTTACTCCCGATACCTCTTTATAGGATGTATAAATCACAAGCGGAAGAGTTAAATTTGCTAGATGAACGCATTAGATCACTAACGGAGCAAATTAAATATACTGGGGTTTATAATAGTATTGGAGAAGCGGAAGATGTGCAAAATTTACTCAATGGAGCGGATGGAACTTTTGCCCCATTATCAGGTAACACAGGAATAAATATTAAAGATCAAATATATGTTAAAGACATAGTGCCTATCGCTAATACAATAACAGTATTAACGCAACAGAAAGCACAGATTATTAATAATATTAGAGAAATCACAGGGTTATCCGATATAGTCAGGGGGGTTAGTATAGCAAGCGAAACGGCAACAGCTCAGAGGCTCAAGGGAGATTTTGCTATTAGTAGAATACAACCACTACAAAAAGCGAATGAGATAGCAATTAAAGATACTATTGAAATTATAGCGGAATTAGTTTGTGAAAATTACACAATAGAAGAGTTGGCAAAAATAACTGGTTGCGGTATAGTAGATCTGGAGAGCGTAGCAAGCTCGGCACAAGACAATCAAAATATGTTACTGCAAGAGGCGGTTAATAACTTACCCGGTAATATAAACGGAGCGGACAAAGTTAAGCAGATTGAGGCGTTAAAGCAACAGGCCAAAATTGGATTTGATAAAACAATGAAGATTGCCCAAAATGAACTAAAAGGCTTTAGTATGGAGTTACAACAAGTCCAGAAGGTGGACGAAATCTTGAAAGATGATATATTAAGATCTTTTTCTATTGATATAGAGACGGACAGCACTATATCAGTGGATCAACAACAAGAAAAAACCGAAAGAATGGAGTTTGTAGCGAGTTTAACCAATTTTGCTAGTCAATTCACGCCATTACTACAAGCAGGTATAATACAGCCAGAAGCTTTTAACCAATTTTTAGGCTTTATAGCTAGACCGTTTAAAGTAGGTAGAAACCTTGAGGAGTATCTCTTAGCTAAACCAGATGAAACAGAGCAAGAACAACCCTCTCAAGAGGAGGTATTGGCACAAGCTCAAAACGAACGAGAAGAGAAAGAGTTTCAATTTAAGGTAGAAAGTGAGAAAGCTAAAATTAACTTAGAGCAACAAAAGATTGATATTGAAAAAACTAGAGTGCTACAGGGGCAGAGACAGTTTAATGATAAGATTGATTTTGAGGATGCTAACAAAGCAGCAGATAGGCAATCTAAATTATTAGAAAAAATAACCCCTTCCGCTCAAGATATTATTAAATCAAGAACAGAGAGATTAAGCGAAACTATAAAAAATGACTGATTACACGCAAGAGCAACTCGATTTCATTAGAAGTATTAATTCTGGTGTCTCATCCAAGAGGAAAGGTGAGGATCTAACTATCGACGGCTATATAAATAAATATGGTGCTATTGAAAGCCCAGTTGATAACAAAAAATATACAAGCAAAAGAGCATACTTAGATCACTTAAAGGCGAATGATTGTTATATTAAAGATTACTAGCCTTACATAACTTGACATCTAATCTTACATAACATAGTATTGTTTTAAATTAATTTAATATATTTATATTTAATGGATACATTAGAAAAAAACAGTGAAGCAATCACTGAACTACTAAGAGAGCAAACCGAGGATCAAGAAATTGAAAACCACGAGCCTGTCTTAGAAAATGATATTGCACAAGAAGAGGAAGAGGAAACGGAAGATGTAATTGTTACACCGACCGAAGAATCAGACCCAGAGGAGGAACTTAAATTCCTTAGACTATCTAGTGGATGGACTAAAGAAGAAAAAGAACTCGTCAAAAAGATTAAAGATCCAGAATTAAGACAAGAAGCGATTGAAGCTACAAAAAAACGAAGAGTAGATTTCGATCGTAGAAGTTTAGAACTAGGAAATACAAAAAAGGAGTTGGCAGAAATGCGAGCAAAAATAGAAGAATTAACTTCTAAGCAGAATACACCTGTTGCAAATGAGGATGATGATTATCTGACCGAGCAAGAGCTACATCAAAAACAAAAACTTGAAGATGTTGAAAGACAGTTAAATGAGTTAAAACAGAAAGATGCTAATAGTGAAGCTAGAGCGGTAGAATTAGAATTAAATTCTTTTGCACAGGCTCAAGATGAAGACGGTAATTTAAAGCGTCCTTATTTTGATAGAGTTAGACAGAATATGTCTTTATTATTTCAATCAGATCAAAACGGCACAATGACCTTAGAAAAGGCATACAATAAAGCGGTGCTACTTGATGATGAGTTATCAGAAACGGTAAATCAAGAATTACTTTTAAAAGAAAAGCTTAAACAAAAAGCGGCTTTGGATAAGGTAAAGAAAAATAAAAAATATTCTCCAAATTCAACCAGTGGAAACAGACAACTATCTGCTAGAGAACTAAACGAAAAAGCGATTTCTGAACTTTATAGCTAACTAGATACATCTATTAATAATAATTTTAATAGAATTTAAAAATGGCTAATCCTAACATTTCGCAGTTATTGACTACTACGCTCGATAACTACAAAAAAACAATTACGAGTAATATTGAAAATTTTCATCCATTACTTATAAAACTAAAAGAATCTGGCAATATCGTTCGTGAATCTGGTGGTGTTTCTTTCCAAGAAAAACTGACTTACGCATCGAATGGCACGGTTCAGTTCCAAGGAGAATATGACACTTATGACACAACACCGCAAGATGTTATTACTTCCGCAGAGTTTGCTCAAAAAATTATCACTGGTACAGTAACTATGTCAGGCTTAGAATTGGAGCAAAACGCAGGCAAAGAGAGGATTGTTTCTTTAATGGCTGAAAAAATGACCAACCTCGAGGAGTCTTTAAAAAACACTTTAGGAACTAATCTTTACTCTGACGGAACAGGCTCAGGAGGTAAAGAAATGGGCGGTTTACAACTTTTAATTGCTGATGATCCAACCACGGGAACAGTTGGAGGAATTGACAGATCTACCACCGATGGCACATTTTTCAGGAACAAGCTGTATAATTTTTCTACTGAATCAGTTACTAAATCCGCAACAACTATTCAAGCGGCGTTTAATACTTTGTATAGAAGATGCCAAGCTCAAGCAGGATCACAACCAGACTTAATTACTGCTGATGATATTAACTTTGGGTTCTTTGAAGACTCTTTACAGACTATACAAAGAATCGGCGATAGTAAATTGGGTAAACTAGGTTTCGATGTGTTAAAATACAAAGGCGCAGAAGTTTACTACGATCCTGAATGTCCTGCTAATCATACTTATTTCATCAACACTAAACATCTTAAATTAAAGCATTTAGGGGAGTTTTTGAAAAAAGGAGATTCTGTCAGACCAGTTAATCAAGGTGTCTATGTGTTGCCGGTAGAGGGTTATATGAATTTAACCATCAACAACGCAAGGGTTCATGGAGTTATGATCGACTAATTAATCGGGAGGGGTCACCCCTCCTACCAAATTTTATTTATATTTTATGTCAAATTTTAAAAGTACAGAAATAGTAGTTTACAATCAAAAGATTGACGAGACTTCTACAACAAAAAACGTTCCTTTAGGAACTATTATTAAAGCGGTAGATAAAGCTGCCACTGATTACGGAGTTGGTGAATTTATCTATTTGCAAGGCGTTGCATCTACCTTAGTAGGTTCTGCGGTTGTTTATAACGCTGATGACTTCTCAACAACCTTAGCCTCTGCAAATGCTATTGGCTCAGTGGCTTTTGCTATGTCTATTTGTGTTGCATCTAATTACGGATGGTATCAAATAGGAGGCAAGGCGGTAGGTAAAGTCTTAGCTTCTTTTGCTGACGATGCTGATTGCTATCTGACTGCAACAGCAGGCTCACTTGATGACACTGATGTAGCAGGGGATTATGTCAGAAGATGTAAAGGAGCATCCGCCATTGACACCCCTTCAACTGGGTTGGCTGAGTTAGAAATAGCTAGACCAGAAGTTGCGAATGGTAACGATGATTAGTAACTAGCTAGGGGAGTTTTTCTCCCCTAGCATAATATATAGATATGGAACAAAGAATTTTAAAAAAAGGCGAAATTATAGTTGAATTAAACAACACAGAATATGTGAAAGAAAAAGAGTTTAATGTAGCGTTTTTTGAAAAAATACAAAAGACTAAAAACAACGAGGAAATGGTCAGGGAGTATATTTCTATTAACACGCCAAGCGATAAATACTCTAAACTTATTAGGCCTTCTATGGAGCAAAGATTCGCCAATGTAATGGGGGATAGTTATTTTTTGCATGATAAAAAAAGATATGTAAAAGCTTACAAAGTGTTTACAGAATTAAAAAAATCATTAAACACAAAATAATGACTCTATTAAGTACTTCACAAGAGATATTACGACAAACTAAATCGGCTGCAATACCCACCTCTATAATTGGCAACTTACAACCTGCTGCCGTACAAATTCTTGAAATACTTAATAGATCAATAGTTAATCTTGCTAGATCTTATGACTGGCAAGAGCTGACAAAAGAACACAGTTTTAATGCGGTTGCATCTCAAAATAATTATTCATTACCTACTGACTTTGATAGAATTGTGAATAATACTTTTTGGAATACAACTGATACAAAGCCTATGATTGGAACAGTATCAGCACAAGACTGGCGGATATTAAATAATAGCACTATCGGTTCTGGTTCTATAAGTGAATATTATAGATTACGAGGAGGCGAGTTATTAATCTTTCCAACTCCCACTGGCACTGATGGCTACATATACGAATATATAAGTAAAAACATAGTAGAGAGTAGTGGCGGTTCTGGTCAAGTGAGTTGGCTCGCTGATACTGATGTGCCTGTAATAGACGAATATATTTTAAAATTAGACGNAACTTGGAATTTGTTAAAATCACAAGGTCGTCCATATGCAGAAGACCAAAGAGCGGCAAACCTAGCCTTAACAGAAAGACTAGGGATCAATGCAGGAAGGCAAACAGTTAGGCACAAGCCTATTCACTCAAGTAGTGTTAAGGTTGGTTATCCAGAAATCATAATACAATAAAAACATGGTATTAGAAGTATTAAGGAGGTATTCGGGGTTGCAACAAGAAAGAGTTGGGCAGGCTGCAAGGGTTAATGTAAATGCTCCTACTGGTGGATTAAACAGCCGAGACTCTCTCGCACAAATGGAGGCTACAGATGCTCCCCAGATAGTTAATTGGTTTCCATCTCAAGGCAAAGTCATAACAAGAAAAGGTTATTCAGAACACGCAACAGGCTTAAACGGTAATGTAGAAACCTTGGCGGAATTAAAAGATGGAGCAATTAAAAAGTTTATTTGCTGTAACTCAGACGAAATTAATGATGTTACTAACCCAGCCTCAATTTCCAATTTAGGTACTGGGTTTACTAATGCTAGATGGCAAACAGTCAATATGAACGCTAATTTATTATTATTTAATGGCTCGGACACGCCACAAGTTTACGATGGTTCAGCAATAACAAACTCTACAATTAGCGGATCGGGTTTAACACCCACAGAATTAGATGGTTGTAATGTCCATAAAAACAGGCTTTATACTTGGTCAACTGATGATTCGGCTTTTTGGTATGGTTCAACAAACGCAATTCAGGGCGTTTTAACTAAATTTGACCTAGCAGGGATAGCTCCATATGGTGGCAATTTAATAGCAATGGCAACTTGGAATCACGATGGAGGCGATGGGGTGGACGATTACGCATTGTTTTTAATGTCTAGTGGTACTGCTCTTTTATATGATGGCTCTGACCCCTCGGATGCTACTAATTGGAGTTTAATAGGTATTTATCAAATAGGCGAGCCTTTGAGTGTCAGATCAATTATAAAAGTAGGAGGGGATGTTGCGATAATGACAAAACCAGACTTCGTATTTTTTTCAGAGGTTTTTAAAAATGGGGGGGCGGTAACTTCACAAACTAAATTATCTGGCGTTGCCTTGGAATCTGCGAATGCTTACTCTGGAAATTACGGTTGGGAAGTTGTTTTATACCCAAAGGCTTCAACTGGTGGTTGGCTTTTTTTCAATGTTCCGGTAGCTAATAACACCACTTATAAACAATACGGATTAAACACTATCACGGGAGCAGGTTTTGAGTTTTCTAATATGAACGCTCGGACTTGGGGATTATACGATAACAACTTGTATTTTGGAGAAAGCGGCGCTATAATGAAAGCGGATGATGGGCTGAACGATAATGGCAATAATATACCTTGCACTGTGCAAGCTGCTTATTCTGATTTAGGCTCGCCACAAGAAAAGGTAGTTAATGAGTTTAGAAATACTATTAGTGTTGATGGGAATGTCTCTTTAAATACTAGTGTTAGTTTTGATTATGGTTCTAGGTCGGTTACTCAAGATGTAAGTTCAATATCACTAGGTACGCCTTGGGGTTCGCCTTGGGGTTCGCCTTGGTCTCCTACTAATGCAATCAGAAATGAGTTAGTAATCACTAGTGGCGAAGGGGTCGCCGTGGGTATGAAAATATATGTTGCCTTAAATGGTCAGCAGCTTAGTTGGTATAGGACTGACTACAGCGTAACAGTTAATAATATTTTATAATGAGATTTAAGGAAGTAGCATCAAAATTCACACTACCCGAAGATGTTAAAATAACAACAGAAAATTTATTTAAATCTCTATCGCCCGAACAGAAAAAAGATTTATTATTAAACAATCCTAATATTCAAGGACCAGGAGGCAGGCAAGTTTATGATCCACTAACCAACACAATCAGCATTGAAGAATCAGAATTTCAAAAAGGACAAAGGGGAAGGCAAGAGCAATTAGCTTCTGGATTATCAGGACAGTTAATGGGTCAAGATTTACCTGGAACAGATGGTTCAGCAAGATTCGAGCAAGGTAGGGAATTGTTACAACCTCAATTTCAACAAGATAGAGAGAGACTTTCACAACAATTAGCAGATCAAGGTTTGCCAGCTGGTAGTGAAGCCCACACAAGAGAGTTAAACAGATTGGAGCAATCACAAGGTAGGCAGTTACAAGAATTGTCTTTTAATGCAGTACAGACGGCAGAGGCTCAAAGGGCAGCTAGATTTAATGAAATATCTTCTTTACTTGGTCAAGCTCAAGTTGGGGGTGTTGGTTTTAATCAATTTCAAGCAGGATTTAGTGGATTAGATTTATTTGGTGCAGAACAAGGGCAGTTAAACAGAGCTTTTGAAGCCGAACAAAATAGAAAACAAAGAAGTTCGGACAGACAAGCTGCAATGATTGGAGCTGTAGGCAAGTTAGGTAGTGCAGGAATAGGAGTTTTATAAATTAGTTATGGCGACAAATAGAGAATTATTACAAAAAGAATTAGCAAGAGCAGGACAAATAACACAATCTGCGGTAAGTGGAGAAGGATTTGATCCTAGAGGTGGTTATGGAGTGTTAGCAGCTCAATTAGGAACTGCGGCTATTGGTGCTTTTGCTCGAAAAAGAGCTAAAGACAAGCTATTAGCTGACGACAATATGAGAAAGCAAAAAATGGGGATGCTGCTTGAAAAAAGGGGGTTATCTGCTGATTTAGCTGAATCATTATCGCCAACAAGTCAAGATGCTTTATTACAGCAAATAGTAAAATCGGAACTGACCCCAGCGCCAAAACCGCAATATCAAATAAAAGAAAGCGATCAAGGTTTTGTAAGAATAAATCCTGCCACTGGCACATCCGAAGCAATACAAACGAAAGAGGGCGAGCAATTAAAAAGTAAAGTTAAAAAACCTCTAGTAGAAGTGAATACAGGCGATTTTGAATCGCAAGAACAAAAAGAGTTAGGAAAGATCACCGCTAAAAAATATGAAAGCATTACACAATCAGGCGATCAAGCAAGAAGGGGTATGGAGACTTTGCAAACATTGCAACAAGCCGTTAGTAATCCAGAAGCTGCACAAGGTGCTTTTGCTAATATAAGGGCAGAAGCCAAAAAGATTAGTGATCTATTCGGCTTTGATGTCAAGGGGTTAGAAGATGATGCTATTATTTCAGCTGTAGGAAACAAACTGGCTTTACAACTTAGAAACCCAAAAGGGGAAGATGGGGGTTTAACAGGTGCAACATCCGATCGTGATATAAAATTCTTGGTTGCTGGCGTACCAGGTAGGGATAAAACGCAATCTCAAAATTTAGCCTTAATCAATATTGCCCTGAAAGATAAAATGCGAACAGTAAAATTAAGTCAGTTAGCAGAGGAATATTTGCAAGACAAAGGAACTTTTAAGGGGTTTGGTAAGGTTACAAAAAGTTTTTACGAAAACAACCCCTTATTTCCGGAAGGAGACGAGAAAGAGAAGATTAAAGGTATGTTAAGGGGCAGTGAAGAAGTAACGCCTTCTCCGCAAGGGTTTGAAATTTTAAATATAGAATAATGCCAATAGCAACTATAAAATTGCCAGATGGGAGAACGGCTAAAATGCGAGTACCCGAGGGAGCTACACAAGATGAAATTATACAATTTGCATCTCAAAACGCCCAACAATTTGAAAAAAAAGAAGTAAATCCAGACGCAAATATTTTTTATGATTATGGTAAAAAGTCAATTAGTGCCTTACTAGAAATAGCCCCTGGATTCGGAGAAGCAGTGTCTGGCCTCACCCAAAGAGTGGCGGAGGTTATGGACAGAGAGGATATTTCGGCCGCCATAGGCAAAAGAGTTGCGGAAGAAAGAGCAAAATTAACGCCTGAACAAAGATTAGGAAGGGATGTTGCGAAGGCAGGCTTAGGGTTTTTAGTGCCAGGTGCCACCATCCCTAGAATAGCAGGAGCCTCCGCCGCCCTCTCCGCCTTAGAACCTACGGAGTCTGGAACAAGGGGCGATGCAGTCAGGCAGGTCGCAGTAGGTACGGCAACAGGTTTAGCAACTGCGGGCGCTTTTAAACTTGCAGGCGGAACGATCTCAAAAATAAGAAAATCTTTAAAACCAAAGCCAGATGCAAGTGCAGATGCTTTTAGAAGTTTAGCAAGTCAAGCATACAAAGAAGCAGAAGAAAAAGGGGGAATATTTAAAGGAACGGTTATGAACAAACTATTAAAAGAGGTAGATAATTTAAAGCCAAAATCACGAATTGCTAAAACGCTACAATCTAACTCACCAATTAGAAAGGTATCTAACGATTTAGAAAAATTTAGAAATGAATCTGTAAACTTGGATGACTTGCAAGCGATTGATGAATATTTCAGCGAAGTAATAGACGGTGCAACAGAGCTCGGAAGGGTTAAAAAGGTGGGGTTGCCAATCACTAAATTGCAAAACAAACTAAGGGGTATTTTGGACAATATTGGCAAAGATGATGTAATAGGTGGTACAGAGGGGTTAGAAGCTTTAAAAAGGGGGAGGAATCTTTGGTCGAGAGCCTCAAAATTAAGAGATGTAGAATCAATAATAAACAGGGCTAAAATGTCTCCGAATGAAGCAACGGCGATTAAAACAGGGTTTAGAACTCTAGCGAGCAATCCTAATAGATTAAGAGGCTTTACAACAACAGAGAAAGAACTGGTTGTTAAAGCGGCAAAATCTGGGGTCGTAGGTGATACATTGCGAACTCTAGGAAGCAGACTGTTGCCGATTGGAACAGCTGTATCTGGTGGCGGAGTTGGAGCAACTTTAGCAACAAAGGCTGCAACAGATATATCAAGAAGTGCAGCCGCCAGAGTGCAAGCTGGTAAAGCCTCTAAGGTGGAAAGAGAGATTGTAGAATCTGTATTTCCAGAAATTTACAAATTAAAGCCAATTTTAAGAAAAGAGGTTGTTGATAACTTAATCCGAACAGGGTCTTACTTGGGGGCACAAAAAGCTATACAACAAGATTGACTTTTAATTTAATTTTACATAACATAAAAATAAAAACTTATGGCAAGAAACGGATCAGGAGCATTTAACAGGATTTACAATTGGGTAGTGGATTCAGGAAACTCAATTAATATTGACCCCTCGAGGATGGACACGGAATTTGACGGAATAGCAACCGCCCTTTCTGGGTCTATTGCCGCAGATGGACAAACAACAATCACTGCAAACATACCATTTAATAGTAAAAAGTTAACAGGATTAGCCAATGGGTCAGCAAGGACGGACTCAATCACACTGGGGCAGGTTCAAGACGGAACATACGGAACGCTAGGAACTCTTGGGGGTTCTGCCAATACTTACACGGCGAGTCCTACCCCTAGCATTACTGCATATGCGACAGGGTCAGAATTTAATCTCAAGGTAAACGCAGACAACACAGGAGCGACAACTTTAAATATTAGCACAATAGGAGTAAAGGCTATTAAAAAATACGATGGCGCAGGGACTAAGGTTGCTTTGGAAGCTGGAGATTTACAGCAAGATCAATATTATAAAGTTGTTTATGATGGAACTGATTTTGTTTTAATAGGTAAGAATCCATCAACAACATCAACAGTTGGTCAATCATTATTACCAAATCCAATAACAATTTCAAACGGAACTGATGCAGCTCACGATATTGATTTTACAGCAGGCAACTTTCAATTTGACGATGGAAGCGGTCAATCAGTAGCGACGGCATTAACAAAGCAAATCGATGCTTCTTGGGTAGCTGGTAATAATGCTGGTGGTTTAGATACTGGGGCGGTTGCAATAGACGAGATATATTATATGTTTGCGATCTACAATCCAACAACATTAACATCAGACTTTTTATTCTCACTAAGTGCCACATCTCCAACTTTACCGAG